ATACGAAAGACTCAACCGTGTTAGTCGTGCTAACACTAGTGTCGTACACATTAACGACGAATTCAGGACTTGCTGGAGCAGCATCCGCTGGATTGGTGATTGGAGTACGAGCAGTATCCGGAGTTACAGCGCCAGTGTCAATCCATTCCGGAGTAAGACTAGCACCAACTTCAACCATGAACCCCATACCAGACGACGAGCGGCCATAAATACGATAACCGATCGCGTTCGGCACCATTGCCCATTTGACAGTCACTGCATACGTGCTACCAACAGCGGCGATAACTACAGATGCAACAGGAGAAGCGATAGTCTCACCTGTTGGAGTAATCGACGAAATGCGATAGTCGTAAGTTCCTTCCGACAGAGTACCACCAGTGGCTTCACTGGTTACTTCGATCTGCGATCCGTCCGGCGATTGTACGTTTGTGCTCTGTATACCAACAGCAATCGCATCACCGTAACTACCCTGTCCCTGACGAGGATAAAACAACGCCAGAGGAATAGTTCCACCAGGAACCTGATCAGGGAAATCCACCATCTCAGGATTACTGACTGGTTGCAAAGGAGCAGCCAGCTTAGTCTCGTCTGCATCTTGGTACATCATCAATCCAGAATACAGAGCACCAGAACCGACTACCCGGCGGGCCCACATTTCATTTCCTTCACGGAAGAAATCTAAGCCTGAATAGATATCCAAACCAATGCGAGGATTGGGGATACCGAATTCATTAAGGAATTGTTGGCCGTCACTGAAGAATTGCATTTCAGTGGAGCCTTGATTCGAAACAACAAGTAGACCAGCGATCGAGGAGCTAGCACCCGTAACGGTCTGGCTCACATCGATTTCATTCATGTAAACATCTGATCTGCGTGGTTGAATGATAGCCATTTATTCGTCCCCCGAGTCTTCATCAGTCTTCACGTCCACAACTTGCTTCTCTTCTTTAAAGATGTGCAAGACGCGAGGATTGATAGAAAGCCAATGTTGATTTATCACAGAACCTTCCGGGAGATCGATCCTCGCCTTTGGCATAACACGAATTGTGGCAGTCTTCCCATCTACAAGATCAATCTTGGGGTACTGCACGATTTTTGAAACATTCACAATCTTCATTTCGACCGTCCTAATTGAAAGGAATTAATACTGCGGTATCTCCCAGGACTTCTCTATAGTCGACTCTTTGGACAATACCCGATTGACCTAGCATCGGTTCACTTACGTATCCGTTGACAACGGCAGTACCGATAAATTCGTATTTGGTTTCCTGCTCAGTTTTGTTCTCAAGTTGTGGAGTTTCTACACTGTCACCAAGAGTAACACCGATTCGGATTTTCAGCCGCCCATATCGAACATTGAACTTTAATGAGCCGTTGCGCATAGCAAATAACCAACGACGCTGGAACTCCAAACCAGATTTCTGATCAGTACCATTGATGGAGTTGGTCACGTAGATTATTTCGGTTTCATAATTGGATGGGAGTAATCGAACTCTATGTGCAGATCGATTGTCATCCTCAACCAAGCAATATATGCCAGACCGAGCCAATCTATTGGATGCGTAGCTTTCACGATTGAAAGCCATGCGTTGAATATTGATGAATATATAGGGATACTCTACAGGTTTACCGCCAAAGAGCTTCTCAAGAATTTTGATTCGATCAACAGCGTTACCATACGCGACAGGGCAATCGAAAGTTTGTTGACAGCGTCCGGCGAGCCCCTTCAGAATGAAGCTTTCTACAGGTTCAATTTTCATAAGATGAGCCCACCAAAAAGAAATGGCCCTAGAGTCAGCCGTTGAGCCGATCTAGGGCCACTGTGACCACTCTTATTCTTTGGACATCGTCTTCAGAATGCTTGCAAAAGCGGATTTCTTGGTCTTCTGGCGAGCGGCCCGCAGGCGCTTAACGCGAGCTTCCAGTTCTTCCAGATCAGCTTCTTCTTGCTCGTCGTCGATAGCGTCTTCGACTTCTTCAGCTTCGTCAGTGCCCAATTCTTCACCGGCTTCATCAGCAACATCGGTGACTTCTTCGACAGCTTCCGCAGCATCCGCAACGTCTTCAGCCTCATCGGCGACTTCATCACCCAGCGACTCCAGCAGGCAATCCAGATCATCATCGGACATAGCGTCAGCTAAGCCGTCTTCATCATTTGCCTTCACTTTCTTCGCTACAGTTTTGGTAGCTTTCGCCGTGGACTTCTTTGCTTCAACTTTCTTTTGACCTTCCGCCTTCTTGGCGGCGATCACAGCTTTCTCAGCTGCGTGGGCAGCACGGTTATTGGCTTCCAGAATGTAAACCGCTTCCGTGATGCTCGGGCTAGACATAGCCGCCGCGAACAGACGAGCCGCGTCTTCAACACGACCCTTCTTGTAGGCAACAGCCGATGCAGCGATGAAATCCATCGACTGGTTGTACTTTTTCATGGCTTTGTCCTCTATGGTTTTCAGAAGAGAGGGGACCTAAGTCCCCAACTCAAAATCAGGCACGGTAGCCCATGGCAACAGCGCGAGAGTTAGCCAGAACCATAGCGAAGGTTTCCCACAGGACCCAACCACGGCCAGGAGCGCCTTCAACAACGATGTCGGTCGGAGCCGATTGCAGACCGTTGCGATCCGAGTAAGCACCCAGATTCAGGGCGTCGGCGTAGACGAAGAATTCGCCTTGCGACAGAACCTTGTGTTCCGGATGACGATAAGCATCGCTGATCAGCGTGGCACCGTACAGAACACCCAGTTCACCGGTCAGCAGCAGTTCATGACGAGCAACGGGATCGATCGCGTTTTGGAACTCGGTGTTACCGATGATGTCTTGCATCAGGTCGGTAGCCATCAGCACGTAGGGAGTCTTCAGGCCCCAGCGGTTCACCTTCGTCAGAACTTGAGCGAAAGTGTAGGGGGTCAGCTGACCACTGATAATCGACAGATCGTTGTCCAGACCAACGACAGCTTTCGAAGCGTTGTACAGCAGACGGTCTTCCGCAACCATGACAGCTTCGGTCGATTCCACATACTTCTCTTGCAGAACATCACCAGCCGATTGGTTGATTTCGTTTTCCGACACAAACGGACGGGCAACGATTTGGAATTCCGGGGGAGTAAACCACTTGTCGCGAGTGATTTGCGAGTCGATCTTCGTAACCGAAGTGCTGTACACAGCAGTCACGTTCTTCATGCGCATCGGGAAACGAGGAATCGAGCCTTGTTCCACAGTGTTGCGAGCCAGCAGCTTGCGCGTATAACCTTGACGATTGCAGGTGATATACAGCGATTCGGCCATCTTTTCGCCGAGCAGCTTGTAAGCACGATCATCGTTGAACGCAGCGGTCAGCAGTTCGCGGTTGCGTTTGGTAAACGCTTCCATGTCAGCGATCTGACCGTCAGCAGCCACTTGGCCGTTAGCGGCAGCAGCCAGAAACTTCATGTTCTGTTGCCACAGATCAGCTTTCGAGTTGGCGTTGATTTCACCGTTCTTGCCGACCATGCGCTCTTGGCTTTCGCCGTGCTTGAATTCCGATGCGGCCACCGGAGTACGACCGGCGCGAAGTTTGATGCTACGATTAGCCATTTAATTCTCCTGAATTTTTCTCATGGAGGAAGGGAGCTTAGCTCCCATTCCAAATTTACTGGATGTCGAATTCGATACCGAGGTACGAGATATCGGACGACGGGAGTTCAACCACGAAAGCAGGGATGGTGACACCCGTGCCAGATTGGTCAGTCAGTTGACCGTTCGCAGCCAGCTTGATGGCAGTAGCAGCAGCCCAATTCACGCTGTTGTCGAAGTTCGAGGTATACACGATACCCTTGGTCACCAGACCGATCTGGCCGATTTGCGCACCGATGTAGCCACCAGGAACGACGTTACCGAACAGAGTGGTCGATTCCAGGTCGGTCAGCGCGAAGCGATAAGTGATCGTCACTTCGTCACCAGCCGGAAGGCCCGAAACCACATCACCAGCAACGGTAGGGGCGCTGATCGCAGCACCGTCGGTGTCATTGTAGGCGAACAGTTGGCCTGAAACCGGAGTACGAGCCAGAGTCACGGAACCCGAAGTCGGCACAACGAACTTCTCAACTTTCGAAGCGTATTGCTCACGGAAAGGAGCAGCAGAAGTACCAGCAGTGACAAAACCGGCGAAGATATCGCTGGAAGTACCAGTCGAGGGCAGAACGCCAGCGGCAGTATTACCGCTAGCACGAACGGCCGCTTGACCTTCGCTGGTGAAAACCGCAGCCGGAGCAATCTTTGCTTCGTGCGACAGAGTGGCCTTTTGTTTCGGCAGATAGAAAGACATACGAATCTCCTAGTTGTGGTATTTCCACATACATTAAAATTGCAGGTTGTTATCAGAAGAAAGTCAACGGCTCATCGCCAGTCAACAGAGCATGAGCCGAGAGTGGAGTGCCACGTTGCCGACGAGGCGTCAGCAGTTCACCCTTGAACTCACGACCAGGATTCGCCAGAGCAGCGGTAACTGTTTCCGGCATGTAGTCGTCTTCTTCAAACGACTCTTCGTCAGCACCGGCGTCAACAAAATCCGAAACCGACTCATCTTCAAACGTAGCGTCTGCATCAACGAAGTCACCGTTCTCGTCCAGCATGTCCAGCGCATTTGCGAATTGAGCACGATGCTCTTCCGGCATGCTTGACAGCTTGTTAGCAACGGTCAGAATCGCCTTGGCATATTGCACTCCATGCTGAGCAAATGCAGCATTAACAATGCGACTGCCATTGCGAACACCGGCGCGACTCAGCTGATCAACCAGCGAAGCGATCAACTCATTCGAAGCTTCTTCTTTGAAGAAACGACGAGTGATGCCAACCGAAGCGATAGCCAGACATTGAGCAAAGCATTTCTCTTTATCGTCACCAGTCTTGCGAACAGCGGCTGTAAGAGTTTTCACGCGAGCTTCAACACGTTTGTTGATAACTTGCGATTGGCCGACGTTGACTTTAGCCATCACAAAGCCCATGTGCTTCAGACCAGCACGTAGACCTTGACGACGAGCCTCTTCGTATGCCGCATCATGGAATTGCGAAGACAGATAAATATCATCGCAGCTTGCTTTTGCAGCTTGCTTCTTGTTCATAGTGGCGATAACACGATTCGCCTTCAGAACCATCAGACGTTGGCCGAGAGCAGCAAACACCATAGCTTCGACATCATTGTCCTGAATACCGTCGATATCGACAATATCCATCATGTCATCAGCCGCAGCTTCAGTAGTACCAACCGGCATTTCGTCTTCGAACTCTTCCTCTTCTTCAGATTCGACAGGTTCGTCTTCACCCAGGTCAAAATCCTCAGGTGCGGGATCTTCATCCCAATCTTCCTCTTCTTCCTCGAAGTCTTCCAGATCGGACTCATCTTCGCCTTGATCATCGTCAGATTCTTCAACTTCGTCAGCCGAATCATCTTCAACTTCTTCGGTAGTCTCTTCCTCTTCATCAGCCGCGGCTTCCAGAGGATTCGAAGGAACATTAGGACTAGCAACCGCGCTTTCGCTGGCGTTGGCATCACCATCTTGCGGGAGATAACCATTAGCTGGATCAACTTCGTTGTCGATAGTCGACACATTGTGGCTGTCATTGGGAAGATCATCGTCAGCCGCAGCTTTGATCTTCTTACCAGCTTTCACCGTAGCGGGCTTGTCGCCCTCATCATTCGGAGTGTGAGTACTGATAGAATCCGGATTCTTGATTTCATCCGGATCGTACAGTTTGTACACATCCATGTTGTTCTCTACACCGAAATCGCTGTCCAGATCCATCTCCGGCTTCCCTTCGTTTCCGAAGTGAGTGTTACCGGCTTTGACAGATTTCTTAGCGATACCAGCTAAGACTTCCTGCTTCTTGCGAATAGCCATTTAAGATCTCCTGAAATTCAAGGGCTACCCGCCCTTCACATATAAAAATGTAGGTTGTGCAAACTAGTGTTCATGATTCAATGGAAAGTTAAATCATCCCAAACTGATTTCGTTGGTTTGAATTTCGGTTGATCGGATTTAATAGTTGGAGCAAGAACTTCACCGCTCGCAACAGTCCACGCAGGATCACGAACAATTGACAATTCGATTGGCGACAGATTGTGTGCATTCAGGAATACAAGATGCTTGTTCCCGTTGTAATCTGTCTCGATACGCCAATTGATAGGAGCTTCAGGATCAACGTGTTGACAGTGATTGAACTTCTGTATTCTTCGTTTGCAATAGCTGCATGTGAAATATTCAGCTTCTGCGCCCATTGAATACGTCTCAATCTTTTTATTCAACACTTCTTGACACAAGCCAGGATCTTTTGTCTTTGATACAGCATTCAATGCCATAATCTTCCAGAGCTTGCCATCACCAAATCCTTCGATCTTATGAAGACTTGTATCCAAAACGACACCGACTGCGGTCTTATAATTTTCGTTCTGATGTTCTTCATGGATCGGACATCCGGCCCATGCTTTGTACACCATACGAGCAATCGGTGGAGGTT